CAGCACCAACTCTACCTAGAATGCCAGGACGCTTGGTTCCAGATGAAGATGAACTACCAGAAGATCTCGATCCAGTGTTAGGTGAATCTTTGGTTGAGTCATCTCTTTCTCTTCCACCAGGAGCATCAGAAGCAGCCGCAGATGCTTTCTTATATCCAGCAACAGCAGAACCAGCAACTTCTCCAGCAGCACCAGCTACTTTCTTAGCAACTGCTTTGGCGCCAGAAGCAACTTTCTTTACAGCAGCTTTTACTTTTGCAAGTCTGCTAGGTCTGCTTACTTCTGAATTAGAATCGTGACCAACAGTTACCTTTGCTTCTTCAAGGTAGGTTAGTTCTGACTCAACTTGCTCAATTAGAATAGTTTCGAGTTCATCAATCTCAAAACCTTCTTCTAGAGTTTCATAGAAAAACTCTTCAACAACTTCTTCAATAAGAGTATCAGAAAGGAAAATAAGATCTTCATCAGTTAGTTCATCAAGAACAGATGAGAAATCTACAGACTCTTTCTTAGTATCTTCACATTCACAGGGCTCTTTACCACACTTGGAGCACTTACCAGTCGCCTTCTTAATTGCGCGATCCTTTACGCCAGCATACTCGTCAGTTTCGTCTTCTACACTACCATCGCCATCATAGTCTTTCGACTTTTTACCTGACTTCTTAGTGTACTTATCCTCTTGTTCTTCGCCAGCACCTTTCATTTCATCAAGATAACCAATATCGTCTAGGATATTTTCAATCCCATCGAGCTTAAAGTTGTTAGTAAACATTTTAATTCCTTGCGAGTTTCTAATTCCTTTTATTATTTAGTGTTTTTTACTTTCTTCATCCAACCACCAAAGGTAACTTTTGGTTGGCCAGGAGTAAGTTGTTGCACTGCGTTACGATACTTATCAGTTCCAACTTCTAATTGAGTTGATGGATCTGCACCTTCAGATAATTGAGTCAACCAACCACGATAGGTATTATCATATTCATCAGCATAAATCACATAGTTAGGACCACGGTGAATGATTTCACCAAGAATACCAGTATCTAAATGCTGGACAATTGCACCCTCTTGAAATATTTCATTATTGTAATATGCTTCTCTAAGCATTTCATAATCTAACTTCGGTGCATACTCCCAAGTCTCAACTTTAGACGTTGCATGCATTGCATCTTGAAGAGTTCGGAATAGTTTTTCCTTATCTGCATCCTTTAATGTATTTGGAATACCTTTCTTAAAAGTTTCGAAGTCATCATCCATCGCTGCCTTACGCATCTTAGAAGCCGACATTCCACTAACATCTTCAGCATCAGAATCTCTTTCGCCTGCTGAAATGACTTGGATATTATTGAAGTTGTAGAGGGAACCATTATACTTTTGAGCAAGATTTTGGAATTCAGAAACTCTGTCAGAACCAACAACAATATTTACTTCTGTGTAACCTTCCGCTGCTACTGCTTTGAGTACATCAAAGATATTTCTCATATTTTCATCACTAACAATAGCATCAGCATAATCAGGGAACATCTTTTGCATCCACTCTGCTTTAGTGTTTGGATCAAGAGGATTCTTTTTTGGATCCTGAGAGCGTGATGGATAGATTCTAAAATCTCCCTTTGCTGAACTAGCAACTTGTTTGATTAATTTTTCATGTCCAATTGTAGGAGGATTGAAGCGACCAAAAGTTAAGGTAATTGACATACCTTGATCTGGTGCTTTTGCAGCATCTTGCTCTGGAGCAGCAGGGTGATCTGTTGGAAGTCCAGTATCTTTGGGACTAACTTTTACAAGTTTCAATCCACCTTCGGATCTATATTCTACCTTCTTAGTTCTAGGATTTGCATACTTACCATAACCAACATGAACAAGTCCAAGCTTCTCTGCTTCAGCAGCAGCACCACTCTTTTTTGCTTCGCTTAAAAAATCCTTATAATTTTTCATTTACCCTAGGTTTTTCCTTCTTTAATATTTATCTCAGTATACTTTCACATGTACGCTACTATGAAATTTTGTTTTTCTAGCAATCTCTCCATCGTTAGATGAAAGCAATTCTCTTTCTTCTTTTGTAAGTCCAGAACCAAATGCAACTGAAGCACACGCCTCATATAAAGTTGTGATCAATCTTTTTTGAATTGTATCATTTGCAATTCCTGCTATAGACATTCCAAATTCCGCAGCCATCGCTTTGCTAGACAATTTACTTACATTATTTAATGCTTCAATTCTAGCATAGTCAGGTCCATTGTCTCCCGATATACCTTTCCACAGTTCATCAACATACTGCTGCAATAAACCATATTTAGTATCATCTAAAGTTCTATCTAATTGACCATTAAACCAACTACTACCAGTATTAAGTCCAAGAGAATCTTTATCAGTATATTTTGATTGTATGGTATTTAATTTCCTAACTCCTTCTTTTGCAGTTTCATTAATGAGTCTAGTAAAATTTGCATTTCCCAACGATCCCATCTTTGCTCTTGCCAAGGATGGTTGCCCAGTTTGAGTATATTCTAATTCTATTTTTTTGTTATTAACGTGATATTTAATTCGAATATGTTTTTGTGACCCTGGTTCAACTTGTCCTGAAATGTTTTGCCCTCTCTTTCTAGCGTCATAAAGTCCTTTCAATCCTCGGTTATTAGTAGTCAGTTTAACTGTTTCCAAAGTAAAATTAATTTTAACATCTTTATTATCCGCAGTAATTTCCACTATTGGATTTCCTGATGCTCCTAATACTATTCTTTCAAAATATTCGTCACTATTCATAGTAACTATATGTGCAGGAACAGATGGTTTTTTGAGAGATACTGGAATAATATTACCTTGTTTAAATTGCGCCATCAAAAAATTATTTGATACATTTACACTTAACTTAGATCTAGATTTGATTACTCTATTCAAATGTACCAACTCTTGAACCCCCTTTGGAGTCATAACCCACATGTCAGCAGGATTCCATTTATCAGTACCAACTCCAGTATTGGCTTTTAAATAAGCAAGATAAGGATTTGCAGTAAATTGACCTCCATCAAACAACTTATCATTATAAATTTTTACATTCTTTTTAATGTCAAATTTATCTTTCAATTTAAGCATAGCTAACCCTTGTGTATTAATCCATACTTCTTGAGCTTCAGATCCAGTTTTTCCTAATGGTAACGATGCAAATAAAGCAAGTTTTTCTTTAAATGAATTGTTATTCAAATTGAATGTGCTTGGGGTGATACAATATTTTTTACAATTATTAAACACATCAGATTTAAATACATTTTTATCACCAGATCTTTCCATACAATTATCAATAGACGCAGACTTGCCGTAATGAATTGCATAAGCAAGACAAAACTGAGCTAATATTTCCGAATATATTTCAGTTTCTCTACCACCAATCTTAGCTTCAGTTCCAGTCGAAGGTGTTTCCTTTACACTCTCTTTCCATATTTCTGTAACTTTGACCGTGCCGCCGCCAGATTTGGGAAATTCATATGCCCTACCATCCAAATATGATCTGACTTGAGCAGTAGTTATACAATTTCTCATAGCAACCAACATTTTATTGGTATTTGCTTTAGTATTGGATGCAATTACAACAGATCCCTTTTCTCCTTGGGCACCTAATCTAAATGCTTCCCCTTTATGAATTGACTCAATAAAGGACCACCAATATTTTAACTGTCCTGTTTTACTATTTACTTTGGTAAGATCTAACTTACTAAGTTTAGCCATAGAAAAAACCCTCTCTTCACTAATATTTAGAAGAGAGGGGGTCTATTATTGTGTCCATCTACCCATGCATCCATGAGTTCTGAGATTTCAAAGTATTCTATGATGATGTCATCATCGGTCATCTTCGGCCCGATTTTCGGACTTGTAGACATTAAAAACACCTTCGGGATAACGCTTAAGTAACTTAGCAACATTAGTGTGAAATACTTCATCCATAGAAATATTTAGAGCAATACAAGCTTGAGCAACATACCACAGAACATCACCAAGTTCAATAATCAGATGCTCTCGATTATCTTCGTTAAAGGGTTTTCCTTGGAAGATCATTTTCTTAACAATCTCCATAAACTCACCACCCTCAGCACTAATACCAACAGCAGCAGTCAGAAGACGTTGAATATCAACACCTTGCTCATGCAGTTCAGTGACTCGGGCAGAAAAAGAATCAAAGTTCTTTGTTGCGTCACTGGTCACAAAATCAACAAACTCAAGATACTTATAAGTATCAACTTCATTCTTTTCACGAAGTTGTTCTTCAGTAAGAAGTTGATCTTCGTCAGAAAGAGTCGATCCAAAACCTTGTGCTTTAGTCATAAATTACCTCAATATTTAAAGTCGGTGAAAGTTTTACGGGTTTTACCCTTGAATAGGTCTTCGGGTTCTTCATCTAGATCTTGTCCCGAATCAACAAGATCCGTCTGTGCAGATTGTTCTACATCATATAGCCTCATCTTTGCTCTGTCAATGCCGATGATAAAGCGTTTGTTCATCGTGGGATCATTATACCTGTTTTTAAGTTGTTTGACAAGTATCTGATTCAGTTGCTCAAGTTCCTCTGTAGATATGAGAGCAAACATAAGATCAGCAGTGGCAGGGAGACCAAAGGATTCAGAAGTGTCAGTAAGGTCAACATCAGTACTACTATACCCACTACGAGTAGTTTGAGTAGCACTGACGATGGGGACATTGAACTCCACAGCCAAACCTCGTAACTCCTCAGCAATCGCTTTAACAAACGTATAGGAATTAACAATATTTCCCTTGTATCGAGAACTACTGCAGATATTTAGATAGTCAATAAAGATGATATCAGGTTTAAATCCTTTCTTTAGAGCAAGCTCGTTAAGAAGAGATTTAAAGTGCCCCGAGTGTGCAGATGCAGTTGGGTACTCTTTAATGATGAGTTTACCCACAGTCTTTTGAGCGATTTTAACAATTTTAGTTTCATACATTTGCTTAGGTAGATCTGCAAGTTGTTGAATATTAATATTCAATAGGTTCGCATCGATCCTTTCAGCAATCCTTTCTTCTGCCATCTCCAAGGTAATGTAAAGAACATTTTTACCTTGGAGAAGAGACGATGCGGCAACGTGACACATGAATAGAGATTTACCGACACCTGTTCCTGCCAAGGCAATATTGAGGGTCTTGCAAGGTAAACCACCCTTGGTGATCTTGTTAAAAAACTCCAGATCAAAGGGAATCTTTTCTTCTTTACGATGGTAGAAATCATAACGAGTCTCAAAGTCATCAATGTAATCATGACCAACATGTTCGTCAAAACAAACTCCTAGTGCCTCAGAGAGAATACTAGGAATTGCATCACGACTTTTTGTTTTATCTTTCCCGTCTGCAATCTTGATAGACTCAAGAAGGGAAAGATAAACTGCCCTATCCTTACACCACTTCTCAGTAGTATTAATTAACCATTCATGATCTACTTTATCTTCCGTAAAAGTTTTCAGAAGATTAAGTATATTTTGAAAACCATCTTGACTTAGATCAGTTCTACGTTCACACTCAATTGCAATTGCGTTAAGTGGTGGTTGGGTTTGATATTGTTGCACATACTTATTGATCTCATCAAATACAACACGCTCTTCATGAGATTCGAAGTACTCATCTTTGATGAATGGAAGTACCTTTCGGCAAAATTTTTCATCATATACAAGATTTTTAAGAACAATAACTTCCAGTTTATCCATCATAAGTAGTGGCAATAAGTTCCGACAATGTATTTGGGTACGGAGAAGGTTGGTAGCCCTGCATGTGGGAACATCCACATGGGCGGGAACACCAGTATTCTACCAGCAAGCGGGTCGATTTTCAAGTCCAAGTAAGGAAACGTTGTCTGACCAGTGGCATCGGTGGGATTTAAATATAAAAATAGAGCTAAAAATCTCCGTGCAGAATTATAATCACCAACATCAACATGTTCAGCAAATTGATCTGCAGAGTCAATAGCATTTGGATCGCAGCAGTCAGTTGCAGTAGCATACTTCTTAACACGTATTTGTTCCAATCCCCACTGAGAGGGAATTTCATCCGTGATACTACAATCAATTTGATACAGACTAATAACATTCATAAATGTTGTAGTCAAGTCCCTATGAAGAATTTTTTCTTCTTCGGTTATAGTTTCAGAATTATTAAATTCTGTTAGATTTAGTTGTGTAAAATTAGGTCGTTTTTCTCTGTCATATCTTTGATGTAGTTCGGGATGCCCCTCAAATAGTTTAACGACTTCTTCGCATTTTTCTATAGGAAAAACATCATCATAAACTTTAACTAAATCAGTTAGTTTCTTCGCTAACATAATCACCCTCCGTAGTTATATTACCTTGTCCATATAGATATTCTTTTCTGGCGCATTCATCCAACGCTTGCATAATGTCTGCACTAAAGTATTTTTCTGGATCCGAGAGAATTGTTTTCGGATAGACGGACGTTCCATCGATTTTATAGCGATTACCAACTCTCTCAAAGACTCCGTATTTTTCTCCAAGTTCAAGCAATCCGTAGTAAGGGTCGAGTCCTGTGTCGTAGTAAAGCCTCGTCTCAGCAATGGAATTCTCTTTAGTAAATCGAGACTTCTGTGCTTTACACTTGATAATATTTCCGACGATTTCTTTACCGTCTTTTTCCTTCGATTTTGAGAGGTAGATAATAGTAGAAGCGGCATACTTAAGACCACTACCACCGCCCATTTCTTTAGTTGGAACATAAGCACCTACAACGTCATATGTGTGATTAGTGACCAGCATTGGAATATTTGCCTTACCAAGTTTAAGGGTAAGAACTCGGAATACAGATTTAGTAACCTGGGCTCTGGTCATGTCCCTGGTTTCTTTTCCTTCAGAACTAT